CGCGGTTTTTTCTGCCTGGGTTTCGGCGATAGTGGCAGCTGTCCCCTTTGCAGCGTTGACTACTTTTTCATCAGCAGCAACCTTATCAATCGCAGCCTCTGCCTCTTTTGCCCTGGCTAATTTATTGGTCAATTCCGTTAATGTCTCAATGGTCTTACATATACTCATAATACCATCAATTGTATTTGTCATTGCATTCCAGACAGCCATGATACGCTCCCAACCGGACGCATCTACATCATTCATGACATCACGGAGATTCTCAAATGCACTCACCATCCGATCAGAACTGCTTGCCACATCCTTAATCCCGGAATATAAGCCTTCGTTCAGTTCTTTACTAAATGATTTAATATCCTCTCTTACTTGTGCCAACTTGAGAGCATCTTCCAATGTGGGAACGTTAGCTATTCCATTGGCTATTTCGTCAGAAATTTCCTGCCCTAACTCTCTGTAACGCTCTTTTAGCTTTTCAGCGTATTCCTTAGCCTTATCAAGATTTTCAGAGGCTATATCCGCACTTGATTTCTTGTAATCAAACGTTGTATCACGAGGCTTCATTTTTATTGGAGATGAAAGTAGCTTTGCATTAAGCTGCATCACCGCAATAAATAAATCCGCCTCCTTTCCAATCCCTTTGATTCCTGCGGCACTCTTGGCGGCTTCAATCGAAAGGGAAATGATACTTTCGTCCAATTTCTTTTGAGAAGCAAGACCTTTGGCTTGCTGTTGCTGAGCCTCCTGCACCTTGGTATTATAATCTTTCTGAACCTTTTCAAACTCAACCAGAGCGGCATTCTTATCCTGATTGGCAATAGCTTTTTCGGCGGCGGTTTTGAGATTTCTAAAGTATTCACTTTCCAAAACTTCTTTATCTCCGGTTCCTTTGGCCTGCGTAAACATTTTTACGTTAAGCTCTCCAAGGGCTTTATTGTACTCCGCCTGAGTGATCTTGCCTATTTCCAGTTCTGCATTCAACTCCTCGTACTGTTTTTTGTACGACTCTTGCTGCTTCTGAAGGACGGTTTGTTTTTCGTCATTATCAGGTGGAATTACTACAATCTCATTTTCTAGTTCAGCTACAAATTTCTGAGTAGCAGCAAGTATATTAGTAGCATCCGTTATTTTCCGTAAATTCTGCAAATACTCTTTCGTTGCATAATCTATATTGTTCTGTTTAAATATATTGTAGGATTGCCCATTAGCGTTAAGAATCTCCTTTGTTTTTCCATAATACTCCTGTCTGTCTTTATTCGATTTTTCGCTATATGGCTGTAGTTTTGCAAGCTCTCTCAATTGCTTTTCAGATATTCCTAATCCTGCTGCTAATTCCCGATTTCTTTTTTCTGTGCTCGCTATCTCATTTGCCACAACTTCGGCTTTTGCTGCTTCTTTAAGAAGTGTTATTCTTCTTGCTACTTTCTTGTTTAATTCATCCTGTGATAATTTTTCACCACTAATCATTTTCTGCAATTCAGCTTGCGCACTATTAATTTCTTCCTGTGTGCGTTTCCGGTCATTCATTATTTTGAGGAGTTGCTGCATTTTAGATATTTCTTGAGTATGACCAGCATTTTCTACCTTAATCCTATAGTCAGAAAATATATCCCGGATGCGTTTAGCCTCTTTATACATTAAAAAAAGTTTTCCTATAACCGCAGTGATGGCAGTAACAATAATCATCGGTTTAAATGCCGCCCACAATGCTTTTATTTGTAACACAAGCTTACCCACGGCAACTTTGGTTACATTACAAAATCTTCCCCAAGCCGATTGTGATTTCACTGCGGCAGCTTCTGCGGCTGCAACTTTAGCCGCTTCCGCCGCAGCAACCTCTTTAGCAGTCCTTTCCGCAAGTGTCTTCTCTGCACTGGCAAAATTCTTTTGTGCTATAGCCAGTCTTTCCCGTGCTGCAATAGCATCGTTATATGTCTGCGCTTGTAGATTGGCATTCTGAGCAGCGATAACCTCAGCTTTAGAGGCTTCTAATGTTATTTCTGCGGCTACACGTTCCCTTGTGGCTTTCAACATAGCCTTAGCCGTGGACTGCGCATCAACTATCTTCTTTGCGTCTGCTGCCTTTTGCTCTGCATAGGCAACTTGATCCGATGCCATCTTCTCTTTTTGAAGTGCCTTTTCAAGTGCTACACGGGCGTTAGCCTCAGCCATGACAGACTGTGTTTTCGCCTGTTCCAATGCTACCTCTGCGGCAATACGCTGTTGAGTAGCCTGTACCAGCACAGCGTTACTTTTAGCGACATTCGCCTCTATCATGGATGTGGTGGAAGATATGCTTGCCCACCATTTCGCAGCATGGTTAACTATACTACCCGTTATAAGCGCCAAGGTTCCGAGAACTATATTCTCGATATTCTCGGCAGCGGATGAAATTGCACCCGTAAGCCAGTCAATAAGGGACTTGTAAGAGCTTTGCACACCGGTACTATTAACCAGTTCCGTAAAGGTGTTTTTCAGCCGGTTTACAGAGGTTTCCAGGTTATCCGTATCAATATCGGGAATCATCTCGTTAAGTGCTTCGGCAAATTTAGGAAGTACGTCCGCACTCATAAGCTTGCCTTCCTTCATCAGCTTGTCAAGTCCACTTATGGAAACACCGGCAGCTTTTGCCATCGCCTGTAATGCTACAGGAAGGCGCTCACCCATCTGCAAGCGGAGTTCCTCTGAACTAACCTTACCCTTACTCATCATTTGGGAGAGCGCAAGCATGACACCATTGCTATCGTCCGCGCTCATGCTAAAGGCCGTACATGCCCGGGAAACAGATTCAAAGACCTTGCGCTGATCCATCATCGACATACCGGAGATGGACGCGGCGGCTGTAAACTTTGCATAATTAGCCGTCAAAGCATTAATCTCCAACCCGTATTTTTTTGCCAGGTCCAATAGATACCGTTGGTTATCCGCATACCGGGCCATTCCACCCGATACATTTTTCAAAGCAGTAGTAACCCGATTGGTTTCCCGGGCAACATCAATGAACCGGGAAACAAAATTGCTCAAGCCAATGCCACCGGCACCCAATGCAGCCGCAAAGGTCAATATCTGCATCTGCATTGATTTGAATGCGGACTTCACTTGATTAGCCCCTCTCTTAAAATTTTCAGTAAGCAAATTAATTGCAATACTGAAACTCAATTTACCCGCCATAATAATCTGTCTTTTTAGTTTTCATAAATTCTTCAAACCGGGCCGCGTCTTCCCTGATAGCCCGTTCAGCTTCTTTTCTCATCTCTTCTTCTTCCCATGGGAATACAATCAGGTCCCGAGCACCGTTTTTCATCTTCCTTGCATCAATATGAGGCAGCATAGTGAAGTACGTCCACATGCGGGAACTTTCCATTTCTTCCTTGCGTTTTCTTTCATAAGCTTCCAGGTAAAGAGGCAGATCGCACAACTCCATTTCATTCAAAGCATAATGAGCATCCAGCCCTGCCATTATCAAAGCAGATACAATATTACCTATGTATTCAGGGCTACCCTCGGTACTACCGAGGTCAGGTACAATCTTCTTTTGAAATTGAGCCACAATCTCCATAATCCTTCCCAAATCGGAGGACATGGCACTCATGAACCGTTCATCCGCTATGACTTGCCGGAAGACTTCAAAAGTATATCCAGGCTTATCACTGGTGATGTATATGACATAAAGTAGAGATTCCATATCTTCTTTATCCGTGTAATCCATCAGCGAAAAGGATTTTTCCCGTAGCTGTTCCCAGCGTATGATTGCCTTAATGGTAAGACGTTGGTATTTCATTCCCGGTGCCATGATCAATTTGGGCGGGCAAGGAATGCGAGGCGGGGCAGGTCTTTTATGACCTTCCACACTCACATCGCACACAGCAATAAGAACTAAAATTAAAAGTGCAACACCTGCACAAAAGATAAATATGCTCAAGTCCATTATTCATTCATATTAAAAAAGGCGGCCATCATAGGACCGCCTTATGCATTTGTTAACGAATTCTCAGTGTCACGCTGCAACCGGTTCTATCGGAGTCAAAGCTCCCACACCTTTAAAAGACGCGCTCACCGAAACAATCTGCCCGTTATCCGATTTGATGGACAAAGAAGTGATAATCACTTTTCCCGTATAATTGACCTGCTTGTCGTCTTTTTCAAAAGTGCCGCCGAAGTTATCCTGATCGGATGCTTTCGCACTACCAAAGAAGAAGTCAAGAGGATCACCCGCTATCTGCTTCGCAAGCAAGGTGTCAAAGCTCAATGCGCCTTCTTTACGCGTCAAAAGTGACTCGCTGGAAATGGTGAAACTCTTCTTTCCGGCAAGAGAGCCGGCCCAGTCACCCATCATCTTATTGGAGATATCCAGTTCTTCTGTACTGATATCCAGTCCTGCACTTGATCCGAATGCTATCGGATCTTCCCCGATAAAAAGCATAAGTTCACCTCTATGGATGTCTTTGCTTGAATCTAATTTCTTGTCTGCTGCCATAATTATTTCTGCTGAATTGAAAATTGTAAAATTTGAATAAATTTGCCATCAATGAAGTCCTCTGTAGAGTCTTCAAGTTGTATGTGCATATCCGGATTCCGAAAGTCGCCGGATAAAGTGTCATAGATTAAAACTGCGAGCTCTTGATTGCGATTATAATCATCCGATACAGCTACGACATTTACATAAGGGATCTGGTCTGCAACCCCATACTTAGTATATACCTGTTTATATCCGTCACGCTGATAAGTGATAAAATCACCTTCTGTACTTTCTGGGGCTATAACAGGGAAAATCTTATCCTCTATAAGAGAAACAATATTGGGGTTATCCAGCAAAAGAGCTCTTACCTCAGTGGTTATCTTGAACATGTCCATTATCTACGAGAATTTATTCGTTGAACTGCCTTTTGTGCACCCTCATAAACGGCCTGCATGGCTCTGTTACCTTCTGTATGTTCTGCATCTGTCCAAAACTGGTTACCTGGCATAATACCACGATAAGCACCGGACTTCGTATAACGTCGTTTGGTTCCTCTATCCACCAGATGTGAATGATTACCTCCCGGACGATCAAAACCAGCCAAAGCACCAAGCTTATTCCGTTTTACCCGATTGGTGAAAGAGTTCATCAGGTGATTAGTCTGCTTGCCATGATGCAATAACCTAACACGTAGATTTCTACGGCCTTTTACACGAAAGAGATTGACCGCTGAACGAAGTCCGCTCTTGATGGCCTTGTCCTTCTCAAAATCCTCAAGATTACGGACTAAGTACAGTATGCTATCTTTGTCAATAACTGAAGCCTGTATCATGTATTCAACTTTTTAAGAGTTAAAGTAAGTTCGTTGTCACGAGGTTCAATCATTTTAATTTCCCAGATACATTCAGCCCACTTTACGCGACAATTATAAGTTATCTGAGGATATTTACGAACCAACATCACGGTCATCTGTCCGATAAACTGTTCCTTTGCACTCTCATCCCCGGTTATGATGGACTGTTTCTTTCGGTAAGCCCTACACTTGAATACTTCTTTGTATTCCTTGCTAATGGCTCCTGATGGCGTCTTCTCTTTTGTCAACGCCTCAAAAATCAAAGTCTCTTTCAGTAATCCGGCTCTCATAGGCTAAAGTTTCGATAAAGTGATGTCAGATATTTAACTCCCCGAGGAAGCTCCTGAAGTCTGACGCTGGATACGCTTTCCCTGTTGCTATAATAAGTGCCGATTGTAAGCAGAATAGCGTGCCGGAGAGGTGCAGGGATTTTAGAGCCGCCACCTATAGTTTCAAGTTCTTCAATTGTCACGCACAAATCCTTTGCAATATTCTCTTCACCTGCCTCTATCAAAGACTCAAGGTAAGAATCATCCTCCGTAAAGGATGATTCTAAATTCAAGTGCTTCTTTACCAACTCTAAGTCGACGTATGCCATACTACTTCAAAGACGCGATAGAGAATGATTCCTTACGGATGAATCCCATATTCCAGTAAGAATTGGTAATCAGTCTTACCGTCCCCTTCAGAGCTTGGGTATACGGATCTACAAGCAATTCAATGCCGCCCCACTGTCCCAAGAAATAGTCTGCCCAGTTGCCAAAAACAATACCGAATTCATCAGCACCTTCACCAAGCCCTTTCGGCAGGTTGTTTGTCCGCAGCGCTTTGTAACCATTCAATTGGCCATCGCCATTACCTGTAAAGATAAAGCCTCCGGCACCGGATGCATCTTTAACTTTCGTTTTTGCCTTACCAACAAGTGACGGGTGCAGAATGTAAGACAAGCTACCGAACAATGCATTCTGAGTATCCGCGTTAGTTTCCATCGCAACGATCTGTGCCCATGTCATATCACCTTTGATATTTGCATCAAGGGTGTGGAACATACCGTCAGGCGTATTATCCACACCGGTATTCTTGCTGAAAGCTGTCTGCTCTATCTTCTGCGCGATGGCTACAGCGATAGCCTGACGGATATATGCTTCTACAGAAGCATTCTCCTGCACAAGTAACTGTTTGGAAATGTCGACATAAGCAGTCAATCGTAGTGGTTTGAACACATTACCTTTAGAGAATTTCCCGGCGCCATCCTTAGCTTCTGCATTTTCATCTTCCCAAAATACATTCGCACCGGAGAATGACGGCCAGTAAATGTTGCCTTGCAGACCAGTCATGAAACGTGCGCCGGCACGAGCTAAAACCAATGCAGATTGTAGCGGTAACAACATTTCCTGTTGTTCCTCGTCGATGATAACACCTGTAGCGGCTTCCGTTGCAGCGGTAAATGCCGCACGGTTTTCCATGTTTACCGGCACTACGATACTACGTTTATCGGCCATCTGAGCACCTGACTGGTTATGCAGTGTGGTAGCCGCATCGATAACACCGGCATCCACATCATTCTGCTGGTTTCCATCCACCATGTTGGCAATGGCACGGCGCAGTGAGAATCTACCGCCTTGTGGCTGATGTTTACGGCCTTGTTGACGATTCATGTCTTCGTGTTCCTCAATCTCAAGATTGATTTCCGCCATACGGACCTGATTAGCTCCCAATTCTTCATTTTCCTCAGCAGTTAACTGGCGTTTTTCGCCTTTAGCTGCTTTAAGAATAGCTTTTGAGCGAGTAGAAAGCTGTTTTTTCTCATCTTTCAACTCTGTGATACTTTTTTCTTTAGCCATAACATTTAAATGTTTAATGATTTTTCAATATTTGAGTAATACTCTTCCAAATTTTCATTGTTTTGGCGGACAAATTCCGCTTCTGCCTGTTCCTTACCACGCATATACACCGAAGTCTTACTATATGCGGCATTGTACACAGGAGCAATGTCGTATAGATTCCCTATCTTAGAGATTGTCCGTTTCCATACACCGTCACTTTTCTTTTCCCAAGCGTCTTTCTTCACATCAAAGCAGAAGGAACTCACACTGATCTCTCCCCGGCGGATATTTTCCAGCAATTCCTCTCCAAGTGCTGTTTTAGGTGCCTCAAAACGATACTTAAGACCTTTGCTATCGACTGATAAACTTAGTGATCCTTTCCCATTTGTACACCGGGCAAGTATTCCCCTGTTTTGGTTATGATTCAGCAATGCAAACACATCACTTTTTTCAATAACTCCGTCTAAAGCTCCTCGTTCAATCACTTCTTCAAAGGACAAGCCGTCAGAAGATACACCAAACAGTAAAGCATAGCCCTCTACAGTCCGTTTTTCCTCCTCTTCTCCGGTTACTTGCACCTGAAAAGCCGTGTTTCTGATTTCTCTTTTTTCGTCCATAATCTTAGCTTTTACACACTAACCACAGAATTGTCGGACACTCTTGAATTTTCTTCATTTTTTGCAGGAATTTCTTTAACTGCGTTATCTAAGGTCTGCACATTCACCTGTACGAATGCCTTGTCACCATTTTCAATTTTAGGGAGATTGTTTTCCCGGCGGACCTCGTTCGGAGTAGCAGCACCGATGACAGATAAATCCTTCCAATAGGCAGCCTGCGCACTCTTAT